GCCTTAACGACGCGACCCTTGATTAAAAGGGCGCCGAGAGGTTCACTTACAGTTTGGTCCCTTCCTGGACCCGCAACTTTACTTACTTAAGCAAAGATGTATCTTCCCAATTCGATTTCGAGATATCCTGAGCTTTCAGGACATCAAGAATCGACTTGACGACCATACTCTGAGCTAAGGTAATGGAGTGCGAGGCTCTCGTAGAGAATACTCCCTTTGAGATATGGTACTTAGACAGACTGAGTGCGGAGAAATCCGTCTCAGGACCAGGATCCAAAATAGCATTACTAATCAGGTAATCTATACTTGCATCTATGGTTCTGTTCAGTACCATAATCATTGGGTGGTATACTCGAAGAGCAGCGCGGTATGCTTGACCAGGCAAGTCCCGGAATTCCCGAGCGAGATCTTCATTCAACCGTTTATGGATGACGAAGGTATCGTTCTGGAATTTCGCGAGGTCACGTTCGACAAGTTTCCTCTTCGCCTCCGATACGACGCGTCTCGCGACGTTACGGAGTCTAGATGAGCACTTAAGCCCATCTAACAAGGAAGTGGAAAGGTGACCGGGGAACCAAACGGCTACTACTTCTAGTAGCTCGCTGTAATCCCCCGTCACTTTGCATTTCTGCAACGAGTCGAACACCATATACAGCTTCACGACGCGTTCGGCCTGAGCCGGACGCCCGTAGATTCTGTAGATGGTTGTGACCAGGTCCGGGTGCTTGCTGGTTAGCAGACACCAACCGTGGTGCTGTTGCGTCAACAGGAAGTTATGAAGGAGAGAGTACTTCTTCCATACTGCCCGTAGACCTGAGACACCGAAACCGGTTATTTCCTCCCCTTTATGCACCCATCTTTTGGCAAACTCATACGTGTCTTCCGACACATGTGTTTTCGCCTCAGATACGGGCATATCGAGGATTGATAACAAGTTTCGATACTCAGTTGCAACGGCTGCATTGGCAATGACCAGATCATCACCTAGTAACGCATAATCGCGGAAGTGGGGGATTCCCACACGTAACGCGGCTAAACGTACTATGTAATGATGGGTCAAAGCCATTGCGCACCACGACGAATAAGCTCCCATAGGCTGACCGCATGCGTATTTTGCGACGCGTGCCATCCTAGAGAGCGTATATTCGTACCCTATTAGAATATGGGCCCACGCATCAGCACGGGTCTTCCCAATTACCATCGCAACAACCTTAAGCTGGAGAGCTATAGGCATGCGATCGGTAGCGTTGGAAAGATCAATGCTGTAGTATGGACCTTTGGGAGGTAAACACTTGAGAAAGTGATTCTGGTTAAAGGTACAGTCTTGAGGGATTCTCCGCAAGATGCCGTTCAAAACATCATGCAGAGGTCTCAAACAGGTCTGTGACCAATAATCCAGTATCGCTATCACTCGTGTCTTACCCTCCTTATCGCTGAAGTAGGATATCCTTCGCAGCGACTTGGTCTTCGGTGGATAGAGTTTACTCCACACATCGACAACCGAGAGGTTTGTCCCCGCTATAGGCAGCTTCAAACCCTCCATTACGGTTTTCAGCTTGTCCCCCCCTACTAGATAAATACTTTCTAGTAGTTCAGGTGGGATCAAGGTGATCTCCGAAACGGCGGTAAGAAGAGCCTGCCCTAGCGGGCCTCTCTTCGTCGACATGTGGGGTTTACTCCACTCTACCGACTTTGCTCTGATGCCTAATCCTCTACACACATGGTTGTGTTGCTTTTCCGAGATTTCGGGAAGAGAACCCTTCCATGGTGATACGATTGGGTTTAAGTCGAGCTCAGCTTTGAGATGTATGCCCCTCAACACTACAAGTAGTGTTGTGAGGACACGTATCCCATCGCGGAACTCACTTAAATAGCGGAAAGGGATTAGCCACTCCGGCCAACCCTCTTTCAACGCTACACCAGGGCAAACGTCTAATGGACGGCCCGAGAGCACGCGCATTACACAATTACGTGAGTCTTTCACATATTTGACTGTAAAGGCGAGCCCTCGTTCCGCTATTAAACGGTCCAGGCGCGTGAAGTACATCTCCACAACGGTGGAATACATGTCACTTGAGAAGTAAAGTGCTAGGATTTTCGAGACTAGCTGCTCGATTATTCGTAGCATTTTATTCTTACGTTCCATGTAGAAGGTAAATACGTCATGCCGTGGTTATACATACTCTGATAGGGCTGATGAAAAGGCAGCCCACGCAGATTCTGTCTGACCCACGGCCATGAGGCATGGTTATTCGGGCTCTAGGTTACCAACCTAGGTTCGACGAAGATGCCCTCAAGGTCGCCTCGCTTTCCGTTGATAATCAATGGGACGTGAGAACGGCGTCAGAAGAGCTGTAGTGGACAGCGGCTTCGTAACCCGCGCTTTGTCATCATTGGTATACCAATGTAGGTCGTAAAGGCTTCCGCATTGGAAACCTGCCAACCAGCGAGGTTCGCTAACCTAACCCAACCTACTCCACAAGGAACCTCGTTCACTTGCGTAGCAGGCGAGTTAGGCGTCACGCCACTTCCAAACTACCAAAGGGACGAATGTCTCCTAAGAGTAATCTGGGTTAGCG